GGCCGACGCGCATCCAGCGCGGCCAGGCTCCACTAGCCTCGCCAGTGGCGAAGGCCCAGAGGAGGTCCATGGGGTTGAACTCGGGGGGAGGGGCCTCGTCCCCGACGCAGGGGATGAAACCGGCGACCGCCCCAGCGAGAAGCGCGTGCGCGTAGTCGACCGCACTGTCCACCCCCCCGAGGGAGAAGCTGACGTCGACGTGGAGGAGCGCCGCGGCGAGCGAGCACGCAAAGTCCTCAGGGGTGCGCGCCCTAAGGCACTGCGCCACGTCAACACACAGAGACGCGAAGACAGCTCGAGGGAGCTTGAGTGCACGGAGAGCGTCCGCCATGTCAGGCTCGCCGACGTTGGCGGTGAACCGTACCCCCGCGCATAGCTCCTGGAACGCGCGAGTGACGCCAAGCCAATCAGCGCCCCACTCGGCGGTGTCCACACCATCGATGGTGATGGTGTCGGCCTCGTAGTCCCACACGACCGCGACGGTAGCACCCATCCACCTGGAGCCAGGGTGGGAATTGATGTCCTGCGACATCGGGGCACGGTAGTCTCGGTGGGGGGTGACGCCCGACGTCGCCACGCACGCGGTGAGGAACGCGGTGGGGACGTTGGACGAAAAGAGGGCAGCGGCGTTGAGTTGTGAGGCGCCGGTCACGTGGTTGGCGGCGGCGAGGCGCGTGATCTCTGCGACCGCCGAGGTATTGACCATCGCGGCCGCCATCATCTTGAACTCGCGAGTCACGGCGCCGGCGAGTAGGTTCTTGACGGCGGGATGGAGCCAGTCCACAAGCTGGAGCTCGGAGACAAGCGTCTCCCAGAAGTCGCGATCGACTTCCAGGGCGAGATGGTGGTAGCGCATGGGGTCGCCGACCGGAAACGTCCGGAAGGTCGCGGATGCGCGCATGGGCTCCGGCACCGACGCCGGAAGCCCACGAGCGATCCGCGAGTGGTAGGCCGCTTGGTCGGTCTCGAAGGCGATGATCGACCCAATGGAGTGGTCGACCACGGCGGGAACAGCCGTGGTGTACTCCGAAGGGCTCGCCTCGTCGAGCATGCCCTCAAGGCCGAGGGCACGAAAGACGGATCGAGTCATCCGGCGCGGGTAGGGATACCGGCGGGGGATGGTCAGAGTGTTGGTCGCGTTACCGGCGACCGCGGTGTAGGCGTCAGAAGACGCAGGGCCCTGGGAAAGGGGGGTCATCGTGGGGGTGCTCGCTGAGCTTCGCATGGACATTTGAAGAGCGAGAGGTTTTCACGTGAGCCCGCCAACCACACAGAGGCGAAGCTGCGTGTATGGGCGACGGCAAAGGGTAGTTTCCCTCCTTCAGAAGGATCA